AATCGCTACCATTGATTGTGTATTTATTACGTCCTCTTCGTTGCTATCATCATCGTTTACCAAATCCATACAAAGCACGCTTATATTATAGTTAAAAGCCTCGCCCTCTTCGGCAAATGAATTTACTATAATATGAGATATTGGGTAAATATCCTGTTTGTTTAACGCTACATTAAAAATCGATCCGCTAGAAGTAGTTTTACAAAATTTGTCTTCTAATAATTTCGCTTTGATCGTGTCTAAAATTTGGTAATATCCTATCATTTTTTTAACATTTTAATTTCCATTTCGTTTTTTTCCTTTTCAAAAGTTAGAAACGTCAGGCATTCGTAAATATTTATTTTTGCAGCTGCTTCAAAATTGAGGAGACTTCCTCCCGCAATTGCATAAAGGCTGGCGTACCAACCCCACCGGCGACCAAATTGGGCGTTTGAATCAAATCCGCCACAGTCTTCTCCAAATAACTCAGGGAAGCTGTCAATAAGTCGCTGCTTAAATTCCAAAAAAAAACATTCGCACCTAAAACCACATCGAGCGGCATTGATTTCATAACCTCGGCGTAATCGGTCGTCCCGGAATAGGGCGCTATTTCGTAAGTGTTTTTAAATTCTTTTACAATGGGCCTGTATAAAATAGCCATTGCCCGATGTATGTTATTCCAATCGGCTAAATACGAATCGAGGTTTGAGTATTCGTCAAACGACATATCCTCTAGCTTAGGAATAAAACCGAATTTTGTACCGTTGTGCGTAAAAGTTGGGATTAAATTTGTTTGTTCTTTAAAAGCGTTTTCTATTTTGCCTACAATATCGATAACATCTTTATAACGCATATTTGCGACGTCCGATAATTTCACATTACAAAAAATTTGTACTGTTTTTTGCAGCATAAAATTAGTGTCCTGATTATCTTTTAAAATATCTAAATAGTTTTGATATTGCGATAAAGTAATTTCGCTTAGTTTAGTCGGGATTGTTACGTTTACTTTCATAAATAGTAAACGAATTTTTAAAAAAAGTGTTTCGTTTTTTAGTAGATAAAATATTTGCCGGAGTTTGGATTATCTAGGTGATGAATAACGTTATACCTAATTCCGTCAATTGCGTGATTGTAAGCGTCGATATATAATTTGCCTACTCGATTTAAGTAAACGTAATTATTTAGCTCCTTTGCTATATCGTGGCTGTTCTGCTCGACTATAATCTCAAAATCTTGCATTCGGACTATACCGCTTTCGATCGTTCCTTTTTTAACGCCTACGACATTTATAGAAAAGGCTTTCATATCCTCAATCAAACGACTCTCAGAACTATCAGCCACTATCAATTTATCGCCTGTAATTGATTTGACTAATTGGCAAAGCTCGTGAGTTTTGAGTTTGTTTTGATAAATTTTTTGCTTTACGTAAAGTTTCTTTTTTGTGTTATCGATTGCGACCTCTGTTAAGGTATCCGGATCAATAGAAAACCCGAAGTCCATACCAAAAGAGGTCTGTAAATTATCCGGGTTAAATTCGCCGAACTTCCAATTTGTAAAAACTACGCCCTCGGCTTTGTCTAACCAACCGCCCAAAATTACGTGTTCGTATTTTTTTGGATTGTTAATTTTAACCTGTTCAACTTCGTGCAAAAAAGACGGATCTAAATTTTCGATGTTATCTTTGTACGTGGTGTGTATGTAAGTAACGTTATCCTTTTGGCCGTTAAATCCCTCCTGTATTCCAACTTGCTCGAAAAATTTTTTATAAATCCAATGCTCTTTAGTGCTTGGATTGAGAATTAAAATAACGCGGTTTTGTTTACCCTTTTGCCGGATTGAAAAGTTTATTTTATCAAATATAGATTCGTCTGTTAACTCTTCGGCCTCATCTAATATCCAGGTTGTAACGCCCTGGAGTGATTTTAAATTTGCAGTTTGATCGCCAGAGCTTGTTTTAATTCCTTTAAAAATAATTTCGCTTCCGCTTTGTAGATTTACGATTTCAGATTTGCGAATATCAAAAGCGTGATTTAATTCTAGCAGTTCTATTTTTTCTTGAAATTCTGGGATAATAGACAAGTGCGCTGAGGTCATCGTTTGCCGTGTAAATAAAATCTTATGTCCTTTTTCAAACGATAAAAGAGTAGCAAATCGCCCAACCTCAAACGATTTACCACTCCCACGACCGCCAGTTATAATAAAATACCTAGTCGGATTTATTAATTTATTCCAATGCTTCGGGTGTTTCTTGATCATACAATTTTGTAATATCGAAATTTGAAACTTCAACCTTTTGATCAATTGTTTGCGTTGGCAGTCTGAAGTAATATTTGTAAAATAATTCAACGGCCCAACGTTCCCCCAATTCGATAGCCTGGGCGTGAACTTGAATAGCTTTTTGACAATACGGGCTAAGTTGTAAATGTGCGTCCTGAAGTTCGGTTTTTGACATTAATCGTTTGTCATCGGGCCGAACTGCTTTAGTGCTATGCCCTCCGTTTTCTTTTCGAGTTGCCATTTAATACAATTTAACCAATTAATTATTTTATTTTAACCAATGGTCTCAAATTATCTAAATAGTGTCTCCATTGGCTGTTATTATCTCCAGCGTCGGCAGTTCCAAAATACTTATTGTAAATCGGGATTAATACCGCTTTTGCCTCTAGGTTTAATTCCTGAGTTCCTTTGAAAAAATCGGTTAGGATTTTTGTTTCATCATCTGTTATTTTTAATGCCATAATCTAAAAGTTTTTTATTTATTTTTAAAAGTGTTCTGTAAACAAATTGATAATCGTAATCATATTTTTTGGCAAATTTACGCAAACTAGTTTTATTTTCAATATATTGTAGATAAAACATTTTATCAAACCAATGCCACGTATTTATAAAATCTAAAATCGGGTTTATGTCGGGCTTTTCAAAATCCTCGTCAATCTGATCCAGGTTTTCAATAATTTGTACCGTTTGCAATTTACGTTTTTTTTGCGAATCTAAGCAAATAGATCGTATTACAGAGTGAAAATAAGATGTATTTATATTTTCTTTGCCGTGAATTTTTATGTACGCCTCCTGTACAATATCTTCCGGATAGTCAGTTACGCCGTATTTTACGGCTAATTTAATCCAGTATTGATGTTTGGCGTAAATTTCGATCATTTATTTTTGATTCAAATGTAAGATAAATTAATTTACCTTCAAAGAATAAAATTTTATGAATTAATGCCTCCTGATTTTTATCGAGTTTCATTAGGCCATTGCGGTAAGGTATTATTTTTTCGCGTTCAATAAGGTACCGGATAACGTATGTCGTTTGTCCTGTTTCTTTAGCTATTTGAGAAATTTTCTTCATTGGATAGGTATTTTGCTAGTCGGCGAACTGATGCAATAGCTTCGGGTTTACATCTTACGGCGTATGTTTTTAGATTTGTTTTTGGCCGCCCAGCGTTTGCCCGGCGACCGCCTCTATTTTCTTGTTTAGTCATTTGGTATAAAACAGTTTGATAGTTCAACAAAACCGAATAATTTTTCGTCTGTTAAGTAGATTAGTCTATAAGCGTTTTCAATAGTCATTTCGCTAACTGATACGCAAAGGCTTAATTCTTTTTTTAAAGATCTCATCATAGCTGGGAATTTTTTAGCGTCCTCGTTCATAGCTTCAATTAGTTCGGGTTTCAATCTTTCTAGTAGTGTTTTCATAGTTCTTAGTTTTCTTGTTCTAGTATAAAAGTTATTAATCTTGATATTTCAATGCGCTCTGAGTACGTTAAGCCTCTGAAAGATGATGTTCTGTGATACGTGTAACCGTATTCTTTTGCGAGCCTGTAGGCTAATTGGTGTAAATTCATAATTAAAATTTGTTCAAATGTGTTAAATAAGACTTATATGCTAAATAGACTGCTTCAATTTGTTTAAATTCTTGTGTGTTTCTTTGAGTTTCATAAACTTCATCTGATTCAAAGAATAAATCCCACTCTTGAATTGTCTGTAACTTACAACCTATTCTTATTTTATCATCTTGAATTGAGTGATTCCATTTGCAGTAAATAGGTAAATTTGCATAACGTAAATCTGCACCACTTAAATTTGCACCACTTAAATCTGCACCACTTAAATCTGCACCACGTAAATATGCATCACTTAAATCTGCATAACGTAAATTTGCACCACGTAAATCTGCATCACTTAAATTTGCATAACGTAAATTTGCACCACTTAAATCTGCACCACGTAAATATGCATCACTTAAATCTGCACCACTTAAATTTGCACCACTTAAATTTGCACCACGTAAATCTGCACTACGTAAATTTGCACCACTTAAATTTGCACCACTTAAATTTGCCTTTTCAATAGTTTTTTTTATAGTATTTTTTTCGCATTCATATTCAAAAAGCAAATTTCCAAATATTGATTTTATTTCTATTTTCATAATTAAAATTTATTTAAAACGATTAGTGTTATTGTAAAAATACAAGCCATAAATATTAAGGCCATTCCGAAGTCTTTTAAATTTTGTTTCATTTTGATTTGATTTTTTAGTTATTATTATGAGCCAAAGATAATACTTATTTTGATATACGCAATAATAAATCAAAAATATTTTTAAAATCTTCTAAATTTTTTACTACAAAGTATTTAAACCCCATTTGTGACACGTTTTTTTCAAAGTTTATCTGTACTTCCGATTGCTTACCTTTATAGGTTTTAACCTCAATAAAAATAGTTTGTGCATTTGGTAAAAGGATAATTAAATCCGCAACGCCTGGAAGTAATCCGGTATTTTTTAATTTTTTGGCTTCGGCTACGTTTCGGGATCCGCCGTTTGGAACTGAAAAAATCATTCCTTTTATGTAATTTCTAAAGTAAATTACTATTTGTTGTTGTATTTGATCTTCGCTCAT